ACCTGATAATTTGACCTGCCTCGGTAGGGTTATTTTATTGCAAGGATACGAAAAACCCGCCCAGTGAATAATCTGAGCGGGTTTTTTTGGGTTTTCGCTGGCGGGAGGGATCGGTACGGATTGGATCAGCCAGCCAACTTAGTAAATGCTATCAGGGTTAACGTGTGGTTAAAACAACTTAGGTTGTAATTATAGCCGTGCGATTTTTGGCGCGCAGTTCGAGCGCCTTCAATCTCTCGGCAAAGAATATGATCTTATTCAGATCGTAAAGGCGGCTGGCTGCGTCTTTCTCGCCAAAACGATAGCAAGCCTTAAAGATGTTGCCGAGCGCAAAGGACATGCCTTTGTGCTCAATAAGGTCGTTTAGCTCGCTCGCGCCATCGGGCAGCTCATAATAGCTAGTTGAGCCGCCGTCGGATTTGATTGGCGTCATACACCCTCCCTCACCTTACGCTTTGGCTCTTCGAAGCTCTCTGTCAGAGGCCCGCCAGCAAGCAATCCGCGCAACGCTGACAGCTTATCTTCCACAAGCGGTCGGAAGCGCCTTGCTGCAAACGGCGGGTTTTCGTAACCAAACTGCGGGCAAGTTCCGCGATCTACGCCTTTGAGGCGTACGCCGATGTAGGAGCCGTGAATGTAATGCTCGAAAGGTCCGATCCACTCGATCTCGTAAATCTCGCCTTCCTTCACCTCAATGAATTGCTCAAAGCCAACGACTGAATCGATGCAGACCACTTTTTGCCCAACATGGAACTGGTTCATGCTGTGTCTCCTTCAATAATGGCTTCGGCAATAATGCCTCCTGCAATTCTATGTATATCCGACCACGCATCCTCATCGTCGAATACGCAGATCGCTATCGCAGCACATCGCTGCCTTTCTGCAAGGACGGCTGCTGCAACTCTCTCCTCGATGTGACGCTCAAGTTTAATTGCTGCAATATTTTCGCCCATCACGCCGCTGCCCTATTCTCAATGCTTCGGTACTCAACTGCCACATCGTGCTGCATCGCTCGATCGATGCCCATCTTCATTCCGGCGCTGATACCACGATCAGTGTAAACAACGCATTTCGTCGCCACGCGATACCAGGCGAGGCCTGCCTCTATCCCCAGGGACCGTTCATCGGGCTGCATATCGTCCAGCACTTGTGTGTGTAGCAAATGGCTAGCAATCGGTGCCTCGCCTCGACGCAGGCTGTCTAAGAGGCAAGCCCGCGCATATGCGGTGTTGGTATCAACCTCGCTGCTGTAAGGCGTTTCGATGATGACGAGTGATTGACGGTTGTCGTTATGAGGTTTTGGCAGGCACCTTATAACCCCTGTTCTTAACTGCCGAGCTTCAACAGCGGCTCGTGCGGCTTTGTCTTCCGGCCCTTCGATCCATTCATCTCCCGGCCTGTTTACGCCGTATAGTTGGTGCAACTCCATATTCTCTCCTCGTGTTGCGGTGAAACGCCGCTTGGTGGGCGGGGTGGGTGGTATTGTCTTGATGCGGTTTCCAAGCCTACATTGAGGAACAAAGAGGGAGGCCGATATGCAAATATTAGATGCCAAGTACGTTGGGAACTCAGCATCCATCACAGTGCAGTTCTCCGGGAAGAAGGTGGTCGTGGAATATGGCCCAATAGCTCCACCATTAGACGGGAGAATGCATTCCCCGTTCATCGACAATAAAGATTTAGCCATGAAAGAAATTTTCGCACAAACCAATCAACTTGAGACTGAAATTCGAGCGGCCGTTGCAGACTATCTAGCCTCCCAGAAGGGCTGAAAGTTAGGCTGCAGCGCTTTGACTTTCCGCATTATCATTAGCCGCCGCATACTTACCTGCGACCATCTCGGGACGGAGAATATCGCGACCGACTTCGCCGAATTGCTTGCTGTAGGTAATACGTTTTGCTGATCGACCTGACAGCCAGCCACCTCCCGCGGCATAAGCGTCTGGTGCTGCGAGTGTTTCATGCTGCTCGACATACATCAGCGTGCCTTTTCTGGCATCGTCGCTGTGTCGGTGTCCGATATGCACGTAGGCTTGGAGCGAGCGGCCGAACATCCCACGGAACCTTCCTGCAATCGTGCCCTCGATATTCCCGACACCTCGCTTATGCCCGTGGTGATAGGCAAGCATCGTGCTGCCCCACTCGAACGCGTAATAGAGCGATGGGGAATTATCGACAGTGATGCGTGGCTCGTTCTCGTACATAACGGCCAGCATTTCACGCAGCCATGCAGACGAGGCCGGGTCGTGATTACCAGAAGCCATCACAACATGAACCCGCTCATGCTTCTGCAACAGCATATCAATGATGCGGCGGATCGTACGGATCACAATGCGAATGACTTTCTGCAGGCGGCTATCCGCGTCCAGAACATGCTTGTGGGCAGGCGTGACGCTTTCGAGCGCATCGTGGTGCAAAAGGTCGCCGAGCTGTGCCAGAATGGCCGTGTGAGCGTCTGGCGCTTGCGCTACAGCCGCAGAGAACCAATCGAGCAATAGCTGCTCGGCAATCCGCAGATCGTAATCGCTGCCAGTTTCTTCGCGCCACGACATCATTCCGAAATGGTTGTCAGTGATCGTGAACTGATTCAACAGATCCTCGCGACAGCCCTTTGGCGCAGGCATGATAGATACGCGGGGCAAATCTTCTTTTAATGCGGCGACCATTGCCGTGATTGCTGCACGTTGTTGGTCGGCGTCCGCACGCTCCATGATGTGTTGCGTGACGATCCGGCCTTCGCTGTTAACGAGCGTCGTCTTGCCTTTAACGGCCAAACCGGCAGTCGCTTCATAAACAGGGCCAGCCTCTTTAGTCTGGCGCATGTAGGTGCCGTTAGGTGTCTCGGCCAGGCTTTTGATTGCATAACCGGGCAGCGTTTCCTTCGGGCCCATCAACCCGAGCTCAGCAGCGCGCTTAATACTGTCGTGGAATGCAGACTTCTTGACGCCACAAGCCGCAGCGGCCTTCGTTATCGTGCCGTGCTGCTGATACGCAGCAACACGGCGGGCTAGTTCTTGTTTTGAAAGGCGCGTGTTCGCCCGCTGTCTGTCATTGGACATACAGTCTCCTCGTGTTGGTTGGTTTGTGGGTTGGTGGCCCGCAGTTTGTCATTGTGGTGGAAGTGAAAGAGGCGTCAACAGGTTTGCGCTTATATAACGCTAGAAAGTCCCTAATTCTCTGACTGGCAATACCTTTTCAAAGATCGCCTGTCGTAATTGTTAAAATAATAATGTATAAATACATGTAAAAAAGCTATCCACGATTGTCATTTTAATAACAAAAATAAATATAATTTGACAAAATCAAAATAAATCTTTATGAAATATTCATCGATATTTTCTTGATGTGTTTTGCTTATCGCGCGTTCAGCATCGCGCCCTGAACGAACCCCCTTTTAAAAATCGTTATCACTTTGCGTCACGCAGATGCTTGATGCTATCTTTATTGCTATGAAAGGGTTCATTATGACCACTGGCACAGTTAAATGGTTCGATTCGACCAAGGGCTTCGGCTTCATTCAGCCTGATCAGGGTGGCCTCCATGCGTTTGTTCACATATCTGCTGTCGAGCGCGCCGGAATGCGCGAGCTCATCGAAGGCCAAAAAATCGGCTACGATCTGGAACGCGACAACAAGTCGGGCAGGATGTCGGCTGGTAACCTCCAGGCTGCATAAATAGTATCCTTCTTTCCTTTGACCACGGATGTACTGGCACTGTTGAAAGAAGTTTACTTCAGAGGTCAGGCAGTGCCTGACCTTTTTTACTTAAAAAGGAATTCTTTTATGTCCATTGAAACGCAACAAACCTATACAAAAGAGACACTCTTTAAGCCAACCTCATCTATTAAAGAGACGATCGCGGAGAGAATAGATCGTACTGCACGTTCCATTCAAAAGGTCGAGACAGATGCTCGAATTGCAAAGACCTTGCGCCTCAGGAAAGCTCGCATGGAATACGAAGAAACTATTGTTCCCCCAGTGGCAAAAAAGAAGAGGGCACGGAAACAACATTAGTGAGAAGGAGGACGTATCCACACTAGATGAAACGATAGCTTGTTTTTTTGATCTGGCGGGAAGTCGCCACACGATGTTTTTTACCTAGCTAGTGTTTATCCATTACGCGAACTCATTAATTCCTGTCGCGTTACTGCCCTACCCCCTCGCCCGCGTAGTCTTCTGCTCAAACACACGATCCATGCGCTCGGTCAGTCCATCGATGCGGTTTGCAACGCTTTCGATGGCGCGCATGATCTGCGAGGTCTGCTCCTGCATCCCGGCCTTTGTGGCGAACGTTTCGGCCGCGCGTAACTTATAGTCTGACAGCTCCTGCCGCGTCAGCGCGGCAAGCGCTGTGGCTGCTTCGGCTTTGGCGGCCGTTTCGTTTCTAGCGGCATTGATCTTGCTGTCGACGTACTTCCAAAGGCCAAACAGAAAGCCGAACAGCATCACGATGAAGCCGACTACGCCCATGATTTCAGGCCCGGTCATGCTTCGTTTCTCTCTAGGTTAAACATAGTTAATGTGCCCCTTTGTGTTCGCTTAAGGTCTTTGCTGATATGATTGCGGCATGAGACAGGTATCGAACAGTTTGATTGGCGAAATCTTCGGTGCGGTTCTGCGGGTTTTATGCATCGCGGTGCCGGTGATTGTTGCACTGGCAGCTATAGTCTTCATCGTGAAATACGAAGAAAGACGGGCGTTCATGCCGAAAGAGCAAACCCCGGGAGTGACGGAGCCTTTGGGCAACTGACCTCAAGGCCGTGCCCTGCATAGCTTTTCCATTTTCTCGTTCTCTGCCAGGATCTGGCGCTTGGTTTCTGACGTGTCGTCATGGCTGGCATAGATCGCCCGCGCTACGTCGCAATAGTTACCGCTTGTCGCGCATCCACTTAGCAAGCCGAGCGTCAACAGCGCTGTCATCAAGACGGCTGACTTCATTTTCTATCTTCCGTGCTTTGGTTGCCGATTGTGCGTCGCGCGCGGTCTGTGCTGTTTTGCTGTCGGACCGCCCTTTGAGATACGCGCCGACAAGGACGGCCAGCGCCGCAGCGATTGCCACGGCGTAGCCTGTCAGCTTGGAGCGGAGGGCTAGGAGGAAGGTCACGCCGCCACCCTCTTCAGCTCGAGCCTGCCTGTATGCCAAAGCCAGAAACCGCCACCCAAGGCAACAACGATCAAGGCAACCGTCAGGAATGCCCAAGGGTTCGAAACAGCGCTGATAAGGCCGGTCAGGAACGTACCGCCACCTGCTGCGACGATGGTCTGTACCGTCTTATCCTTGAGCAAAGGCACGTCGTCAGGCTTGGCGTCATCAGGAGCAGCAGCTTTCATTTCCCGCGCAGCGATAAGGCTATCAAGGAAGTTGCGGTAATATCCGGCGATCAGCGTGGCCTTGTCGGTGCCGTTGACGATAGCTCGCGCACCTTCAGGATCTGCTTTGCCTTTCCCGAAAAAATCACTCAGCTTGCGCCCCGTGAACTTGCCTAGCACCATACCTTCAAAGAGGATGCGGATTGCCGTGGTAAGCTCTAGTGCCTTCTCAGGTGCATCGGCAATGCCGAACTTCTTGTAATTGTCCTCGCCAGTGATCTGAGGAAGGCCTCGTCCGCGATAAGTCCAGCCGTCGTTGACGCTGTCGTTACCCATGCGACCGCCATAGACCTTGTTTGCAAGCTTTTGAGGCTGACGAACATAAGGCTGTGCGGTGGCTACAGTTGGGAACCGCGTCGGCCAAACCTGCCTAATGCGCGCAGCTGACGAGTAATTCAGATTTTCAACAACCGGCTGCATCTTGCCGTCAGTCTCATGAAAGACCGTTGCAAGGATATAAGCGACCTGCTCGTCGGGTAGATTGCGGCGCTCGGCTTCGGTCAAGATAGCCGATGTGCCATCAACCTGAGCCTGGCTCAAACGGCCGCCAAAAGGCGCGCGCCTCGCATACGCGAAGAACGTTGTTTTGTTCATTTGATTGTCCTTGGAATTTTGCTGGTCCAGCAAGGAATTTCTTGAGGATTTTATTGGATCTGGGTTGCCGATCTGAAAGGCAGGGCGCATTACCCCTCGATCTTCCCCAAGATTGAGGTAACTAAACAATGCTTATTAGATGGTCCGGGTTCGGGATGATTTCGGTTTTTGTGCTGATTGCTGGTATGCTGGGGGCGACTTTTCTGTTGCGCCCTCTTCTTATGCAAAGCATGGCGCTTCATCCTGCGGCTTATGTCGCTAACGGCATAGGTTTAATCGCTGGCGCAGCCGTGAACCTATTAGTCGCAACTGTTTTCAAAAAGATTTCCGATGAACCACATCACAGCTTTATGGGCATTAGCATGCTGGGTTGGTCGCTGATTGGCGGTATCGCGGGCGTTGCTCTCGCGATATACGGATGGACAATGTAGTCCTGCCGCGTTGTGCGTCGGGCCATTGTCTTTTCCTTATGTTGTGAGATGATTTACCGGCGCACCGTCCCGAGCTCCTCAGCTTCAATCCCGGTGCGCGGCCCCGGTTCAGCCCCCGCTGGCCGGGGTTTTTATCTGATCTTGCCTAACCCGCTACGCGCCCTAGTTCCTAACCATTCACTGTATCGAAGCACTTGCTCGTGTTGCACCAGTGATAAGCCCCGGCTCGGAACGATTACCCACGAGCCGGGGCTTTATTGTTCTAACTCTTGACGCCGCGATATTGTGATCTAGCTACTAGTTATTCACTGCACGACAGCCCCCGCTCGAATGCTAAGTGAGAAACCCCGGTACAAGGCTTGCCCGCCTGTCGGGGTTGGCCCCAGAGATTTCAAGCGCCTCTGGGGCTTTTCTTTTTGCGTAGCCGTTGCTAATTAATAGGCTGCGTTCAACGGGTCCTGATCATCGCTTTTGGACGCCACCCCGGCAAGGTTACCGACTTGTCGGGGTTTTCTTTATTTAATCGACTTGTAGAGATGGTATTCTAATTAACGCTCTGGCCTGTTGATTTGCGAGCGAGCCAAGACCCACTTTTGTACATCAACTCACTAATCTTACCGATGACTGGCCTTTTGTGCTTCGCTTGTTGGATAAAGTTCCAACGCTTTATCGCGTTAGTTTCGGCCGCACTCATCGTGATATCGTCGGTGATCAGCGTCGATTCAACCGCTGACATTTCGTTTAATCGAGCAGATGTAATCAATTCCAATATGACATCATCCGGCAAACTTCCCGACTTCAACCCTGCCACAATAGACCGACTTTGAAGTTCTGCGGTCAGCTCAGCCTGACCCTTGGACCACGGCCAAGACATGCTTCCTTCATGATAACGGTAGCGGAACAAATCTTCTGGTAAAATTGTTGCCAGATATCCCATTTCTCTGAATCTTAGCCAAAAATCCCAGTCATCTGCCTCACCGTTTCTCATGCTGGCAACAAAACCGACATTCCGAAGTGCAGATGTTTCAATCAAGCTAGTCATGCGGAAATCATTCCAAAGAAGAAATTCGTAATCCTCCATATTGAAATTAATAACAAGACTATTGTTGATGCCGAAATTGCGCCTCCAGGTTAGGACTGCATTCGCATTTATTACATTGGAATTGTATGTCTCTAATGTTTTCTCAAGATATTTATAATTGATAAGATCATCATCATCTACAAATACTGCGAGATCTGTTTCGCACGATGAAATCAGCTTATTTCTTGTCGCGCAAAGCCCTTCGTTAGCTTCGGAGTGAACGATTTTTACGCCGTCAAGCTTTGACATTTCGTCTAGAATGTTAAGTGAATCGGCATTGGTGCTGCCATCACTCACGATTATCAAACTGGCGCCCTTAGCACTTTGCGCGCGAACACTATTGATACTATCTGAAATCAGGCCCTTTGGGTTGAAAGAAGCCATCAGGAACGTAACATCTTCGG